GCGTATCGACTCCAGCGGCAACTTGCTGGTTGGGACTACTTCTGCGAACGCACTGATTACGGCAGACAATGCCTCAAATACAGGCAATACTCTTCTCAGCTTAAAGGATTCAGGTGGAACGGGAACGCATACGCAAATTTCGTTTAATAACACAAATGGGCAAGTCGGCACTATTAATACAGGCGGAACCGCAACATCCTACAACACATCCTCAGACGAACGCCTCAAAGAAAACATCGTAGACGCACCAGCAGGTAACATCGACGATATCCGTGTACGTTCTTTTGACTGGAAGGCTGACGGATCACGCCAGACCTACGGCATGGTCGCACAAGAGCTTGTTGACGTTGCACCTGAAGCAGTAACACAAGGCGCGACTGAAGACGATATGTGGCAGGTGGATTACAGCAAGCTAGTCCCAATGATGATTAAAGAAATTCAAGACTTAAAAGCCGAAGTAGCGGCACTAAAAGGAGCATAACCTATGTTTAACTGGACTGTATCAGCAATGGACTACACCGTGTCACAAGACGGACACACCAACGTAGTCAACACCGTACACTGGCGTGTATCTAAAGAGGACGGAGATGGCTCTGGTTCTTCATACGGCACCGTTGGCCTTGAGGCACCCGGAGAGTCGTTTGTAGAGTGGGATGACATTACCGAAGCAACGGCTGTTGGCTGGGCTAAGGCGGCTCTGGGTGACGAGCAAGTGTCCTCCATTGAAGCGGCTATTGATGCACAGATTGCAGAGCAAGCTAATCCTACAAATGGAACGGGAGTATCTTGGTGATTAACCTAGAGTTGAGTGTAGAAGAAGTAAACGCAATCCTTGGCGTATTGGGCGATTTGCCCACCAAGACGGGTGCATGGCCCCTGATTGTTAAGATCAAAGAGCAGGCTGAAAGTCAGGTCGAGCCAGAAGAAAGCGATGACTAATGGATCCGCTGTCCCTTATAGCGATGGCCTCGACTACGTTCAAGGGCATCCAGACATTAGTGGAACGAGGGGCAGAGATTGAGTCTGTAGCTCAAAAGCTGGGCGCTTGGTATACGTTCGCGGCAGATATTAGAGAGGCCGAGAAAGAGGCAGAGAGTCCGGGGGTATTCAAAAAGCTATTTGACGGGCAGACAGTAGAACAGCAGGCGCTTAACAGTGTAATCGCCAAGAAAAAGCTGGAGGAGCAGGAAAAGCAGATCAGGGAATTGATTATCTGGGCTTATGGCACAGAGACGTATCAAGAGATGATCGCGCTCCGCAGGGAAATAAAGGCAAGGCGGGAGAAGGTCATTTACAAGCAGCGAAGACGGCAGCGGATGGTATTTGATGGAATCCTTATACTTTTGGGCGCTTTGGTTGCTGCTGGCATTGTTGGTGGCATGGTTCATATAGTGGGTAATGCGTGAGCTATTACGTCGAGCCAGAGTATTGGGCTGAAGGGTATGCGGTTGGAGATGCCAAGCTAGTTGCGATGGCGTCTTCATCTGCCTCTGCCGCCGCTGTTGCAATGGGCAATGATGCGTATTCCGGCGCATTTATATCGGAGCTAACAGCCACCAAGGCGGGCGTCACCAGAAAGTTAGCAAGCGTTGGCTTTTTGTCCAACGCTGTTTATGCGGCGGATGGGTATTGGGTTGATGGATATGTAGATACAGATCCAACCTCAACAAGCGCATCTCCGACAGTATTTTTATCTTCCAGAGCCGGGAAGATTATTGCTGATTCTGCTGCAGAGGTTGCGGCAGGTAGACGCTTATTTAACGCGCTGAAGTCAGACTCAAGTAGCGCAGGTTTAGCTGCAGTTAGGCTGAAGTGGGAGTTAGAGGCAGAGCCAACAGACGCATGGGCGGATGTTACCGAGACAACAAGTATTTGGGTTAGCGCAACGGAGGTTAGCTCTTCATGGACGGAGGTTCTGATGCCGCATGAAAGAAATGATGAGGGTCTTGATTAGTGTTTAGGGCATTGATAGCAGGTCAGGGTTTGGCTGCAGATGGCTCTCAGGCTTATACGTCTAGCGGATCTTATTCTTTTACCGTGCCGGATAACGTCAACATGGTATCTGCCGTCATGATCGGCGGTGGCGGCGGTAGCTCTGCGAACTTTTACGGATCTACAGTTGAGGGTGGAGCGGGTGGCGCATTGGTTTATGCCACATTTCTTGTAACCGCAGGCGAAACTTTAACGGTAGTGGTGGGCGCTGGTGGTACGGCTGGTGCTTATTCTTCCAGCGGATATCCCGGCGGTCACGGTGGATCAACCACCATATCGCGTGGTGGCACTTTGCTTTTCCGCGCACCCGGTGGCAAAGGGGGTGCAAATTCAACCTCTCAGGATTCTGTTTTTATTGATGGCGATGCGCTGTCTTCTGACTCCAACGCTGGTGGCGCAGGCGGACTAGGCGCTGACAACAGAGAGGGGAATGGTGGTGGTGGCGCTGGCGGCTATTCTGGCGTTGGTGGTGTGGGTGGCGACTATCAGCAAGATTACGGCACTGATGGCGCTGGTGGCGCTGGCGGAGGAGGGTCATCAGGCACTCTTGGCGGGTCTTATTATATCCCGGGAGCCGGCGGAGATGGTGGAGGCACTGCGATTTTTGGCGAGGGTGCAAATGGCGCTGGAGGCGCAGGAAGCGGCCCTAATGCTGTGGATGGTGGCGTTGGGTCATCAAACGGAAGCGTCATCGGTGGAACCACGGGATATGGAGGTGGTGCGCCGTCAAGGGCAGGCGCGAGATACCTTAACCCAGACGCAGGCTATGCTGGTTTAGCTGGCGATCATGGCGCAGTAAGGATTATATGGCCCGGGCAGAGTAGGCAATACCCATCCACAAACACGGTGTAAAATAGGGCATCACAAGAGAGATTACACATGGCTACGACAACAAATTTTAGCTTTGACCTACCATCTATTGGTGGCGATGCAAACGCATGGGGTACGAAGCTAAACAGCAACTGGACATCGCTAGATACCATCCTTAATGGTGGCGGCGCGGATATCAATATCGACGGCATTACGGCTGACGCATTGACGCTAACTGCTGTTGTTTCTCTTGATATTAGCGGCTCAATTACGGAAGAGGTTTATAGTGCTGGCGCATCAGGCACGGTTGATGTGTCTGCATCAAATGGCACTATCCAAACAATTGCCATGACCGGCAACGTGACGATTACCGACAGCTTATCTGCGGGGCAGTTTGTTACCTTGCAGATATCATCCGTAGGATCTGACACGGTAACGTGGCCTACCATGAAGTGGGTTTATGGCAGCGCGCCAACTCTTCACGCAACGAATGACAACTGGGTGCAGTTGTGGAAAGTTGGTTCTCAGCTTTACGGGTCATTTGTTGGATTCACCGCCTAATGCCGCTTGTCAAGGTTGACATACCAGCCGGGATCTATAATCACGGCAACGAGCTAGACTCCAAGGGAAGGTGGCTAGACTCTAGCCTTGTACGCTGGACTAATAACTCCGCACAGCCTGTTGGCGGCTGGGTGTATTTTGCTGACGTTGAGCAACTAATCACCAATGGCGACTTTACCGATGCAACCGGATGGTCTGTAACGCTTGCCAGCGGAACGGGGACGATCAGCCAAAATACCACTGATGGAGAGATAACCTTTGATATCAATGGTACTGGCGAGGTGTTTCGAGATGCCTCTGCATCCTTAGAAGCCGGTACAACATATTTTGTTGAGATTACTATTGAGTCATTGGTTTCTGGAACCATTCTGCCAAAGCTGGACGGTGTTTCTGGAACCGCGATTACAACAGCGGATGTAGACGGTATAACCAAGATTACGCAGGAAATCACGACCGGCAATCCCTTGACTAGCGCATCAAATAGTGGGTTTTCTGTTTACACGGATGCTGAGGGTGTCATATCAAAGTTTCGGGTTTACAAAAAGGATAGAAAGTATCGGGCCAGCCATACATGGGTAAACAACTCCAATAATCCATATTTTGCATCCGCGTCATACAACCGGATTGCGATCATTGACGGCAATGGATCCTCTTATGACATAACCCCAAGCCCTGTTCCGTCAGGGACTGCGGAGGCGTCACAGAACACTGGTTATGGCGGCAGCACCTATGGAAGTGGAAACTACGGTGTAGAGCGAGAGGAAGACTTTACCATTGCGGAGGCAACGGTGTGGACGCTGGCAAACTGGGGTGAGGACTTACTAGCGGTATCTAACTCTGACGGTCAGATTTATGAGCTAGATATGTCTGCATGGGCTTTGGCTCCAACAACAACTCCGATGACAAAGGTTTCTGCCAACGCACTTGTCGTTGACATCGCTGACGGCACAACGGCAAACCCGACAGAAGTTCCGACTAGCAATTATGGGCTTGTTGTAACGGCAGAGCGTTTTGTTTTTGCCTTGAGGGCTGGAGGCAATCCCCGAAAGGTTCAGTGGTGCGACAGAGAAAATCTGTATGAATGGCAGCCCAGCGTGATTAATGAGGCTGGCGATATCGAGCTTCAAACATCTGGATCATTGGTGGCTGGCGTATCTGTTAGGGGCAGAACGCTGCTGCTCACAACCACGGACTGTTGGACGGCGACATATCAGGGGCCGCCCACAGTATTTGGCTTCCAAAAGATTGGTGACTCATGCGGTCTTGTTGGCAAGAATATGCTGGCATCTGTTGGCCCGAGCGCGTTTTGGATGGGCAAAAATAACTTCTTTTTTTATGACGGAACGCAGGCCAGAGTGCTTCCCTGTGAGGTGCATGATAAGGTTTTCACCGAGATAAACAGGTCTAAGGTTAGCCACGGCTGGTGCGTTGCAAACCAAAAGTTTAATGAGGTCTGGTGGTTTTATCCGGCAAATGGTGCGGATGAGTGCAATAAGTATGTCGCCTATGATTACAGGGAGAATCATTGGCTGATAGGTGATTTAACGAGGTCAACTGGCGTTGACAGCGGGCCATTCCAAGAGCCTTGGTGGGTGGCAAACAGCGCGGCTTATCGCCATGAAACCGGCTTTGGTCATGAAAGCGCGTCAGTATTTTTGGAGTCAGGGCCAATTGATTTTGCAGATGGAGACACTGTTGCTCGCGTTACAGAGGTGATCCCAGAGGAAGATACTCAGGGCGAAGTGTCCTTGAAGTTTAAGACCAAGTTCTATCCAAATGATACAGAAACCACTCACGGGCCATATAACCCCGCCAATCCAATGAGCGTTAGGTTTACCGGGCGGCAAGTGAAGCTGCGGATTGATGGCGGCGAAGGCAATAACTGGCGGTTTGGTGATTTACGGATGCGGGCTTCTGGGGGCGGTAGGCGTTGAGTAGAGAGCGACCGCCACCCTACGCACCGGACAACCCGGATCAGTGGGCAGAAGATTTATCTGACTACTTGTCAAGAGTCAGGTCAACTGTTGCTTTCAAAGATGCAGATGATAAGGCAACAAATGACGGTATCATCTTATGGGACACTGACGGCTACCCGGTTGTATCTAAAGGCAGTGAGTTTCGCCAGATTGTCCTAGCTGACGGATATGGATTTTTTTACATTAGCTCAAACGTGACGTTTACAGCGAATACGGCAACAGCATTAAGTTACACGGCAGACAGCAATAACACTGGGCTGAGTGTATCGGGGAGTGAGATTACCTTTGAGGAGGCTGGAAAATACATGGTGTCTTTTTCGGCACAAATCTCCTCATCATCATCTAGTACGGTTAATTTCGCGTTTTGGCCCCAGATCAATGGATCAAACGTGTCAAACAGCACGATGAAGAATGCTCTACATCAAAACAACGCTGCGCTGGTGGTGTCTAGGACTGCATTATTTACTGTAAATGCCGAGGACACGCTGAAGGTTATGGCGGCTGTAGATGATGCCAGCGGCAAGCTAGAGGCAATTGCTAGTTCAATAGCGAGCGAGCCAGCAGCGCCTTCTTCAACGCTGAGTATCGTAAGAATTAGCCAATAGCTAATGGTATAATGGAAGAGCTTGACGCAGAACTTGAAAGATGCAGGCCGTGGATAGAGGCGGCTTTAGATAGGGGTGGTAATACCCATGAGTTTGAAGACATCGTTTACGCGGTCAAAACGGGAGCGATGCAGTTTTGGCCTGCTGAAGATGCCTGCGCCATTACAGAGATAATTGTGTATCCAAGAAAAAGGGCTTTTCACGTTTTTCTTGCTGGCGGAAACATGGATACGATAGTTGATATGGATGAGTCGGCTGTGTATTACGCCAAGATAAATGGCTGCACAATAATGAGCATTGCCGGTCGTAAGGGGTGGCAAAGGGTTTTAAACGAAAAAGGCTACAGGCCTTATTTAACGAGTTTAGCGAAGGAAATTTAATATGGGCGGCGGCGGAAAAGGCGGAAGTCAATCCACGAAGGTAGAGATTCCAGCATGGGCTGAAAAAGCCATGCAAGAAAATCTCCGCAAGGCGTCTGCGATGGGCGAGATAGGCTATATGCCATACTATGGCCCAGATGTAGCCGCATTCACGCCAATGCAAGAGGCTGGGATGCAGGGCGCTTATGATGCTGCCGCAGCTTACGGGCTTGCGGCTCCGGGCGGAAGTGCATTAGCCGGATTCCCCGAAGCGCAGGAGTTTGCTGGGGGGCTTAGGGGATACTCTTCTGGGGATCTGTTTGAGCAGGCTAGAGCCGAGTTTGAGGCTAGAAATCCAAGGCAGGCTGCCGCGTATAATAGGTTTTTTACGCCTTACGGAACAGAAGAAACAAACCCAAACTTCCCCGCACCGGGGGAAGGCGGTAGGCCGCCGGGATATCCTCATTATCTGCCGTGGCCTCCAAACTTTGACATGGGGAGGTTTATATAATGGGCGGCTCAGTAGGCAATATGCGCGCTCCGGGATCAATTCCAGCCATGCCCCCAGAGGGTCAGCTGCCGCAAGGCCCTTATAAACTTGGGTCTATTGGCGGGAAAGGGGGCGGGGTTGTGAATCCGCCGCCAGCAGACACAACAGGTCAAGGATTTGCTGTAGCTCAAGGAACTGTTCAGCCTGCAATTATTCCAAATGAAACTGGCGGCAGGACGCCTGTGCCTACTTCACCAGCCGCTGGGCAAACCACTGGCACACCTAATATGTTTCAAGCTGCATCCCAAAGCATATATGACGCTATGGGAGGGGCAAGAGACATCATGGGTTATCAGCCTATGAATGTGTCTGCCACCCGGTATGACCCATCTAGGATTGGTGCAGATTTTAATCTTGGGTTTGAGCGCGTTTCCTCCCCCGGCATGGAGGCGGCACAAACTACGCAAGCAGACATAGAGCGATTCTATAACCCCTACACTACTGAGGTCATAGATCAATCTATGGCTGATATTGAGCGCAATCGCTTAATGCAGGCAAATCAGGCGGCTGCACAGGCACAAGCCGCTGGCGCGTTTGGTGGCTCAAGGGGCGCTCTTATGGAGGCTGAGATAGCCCGCAATGCGTTAGAGCAGCAAGCGAGGACGGGTGGTCAACTGAGGCAGCAAGGCTTCACAACGGCTGCACAGCTTGCACAGCAGGATGTTGCAAGGCGTCAACAGGCGGGTCAGCTTAACGCTCAGCAGGCGCTACAAGCCGCTCTGGCGAATCAGGCAACCGGATTTCAAGCAGGCATGGCTAATCAGCAGGCAGGCTTGCAGGCTTCACTGGCGAATCAGGCTGCGATCAATGCGGCTAGAAGCGGCTTTAGGCAGCAGGAGTTGCAAGCCAATCTCGCTAATCAGGCGGCTGGATTACAGGGCGCTGGCATGAGATTGGGCGCTGGTCAGCAACTAGCTAACCTCGGAAACCTCGGATTTACTCAGGCGCAATCTGCCTTGCAGGGTATGCAGCAGCAGGGTCTACTGCAACAGATGCTTCAGCAAAACCTTATGGACGCGGCAAAAGGACAGTATGGCGCTTATCAAGGGCAGCCCGGAACTGCTCTCGGCTATCTGGCTCAGGCTTTGGGCGTCACTCAGGCTCCGCAGTCTCAGACCACAACTAGCGATCCGGGTTTGTTTGGCTGGGCGTCTATGCTGCTTGGCTCTGACGTTAGGTTAAAGAAAAATATCCGTAGGGTTGGCAAGACCCCGGGCGGTTACAACTTGTATGCGTGGGATTGGAAGAAGCAGGCCAAGTTTGTTCTTGGAAAAACTGGCTCAGATATGGGCGTACTTGCTCAAGATGTCATGCAGACCAGACCGGATCTTGTTATTCAGTTCCCTGATGGTTACTACCGCGTGAACTATGGAGGCATATCATGACGCCAGCAATGGGACTCATGAAGCTAATAGAGATGGGCATGGAAAAGGGCGGCATCCGAGATAGCTTGGCTAAAAGGCAAGAGATGGCTGCTGGTCAAGCATTGCAGATGGCTGACCAGCCTCTTATGTCTCCGGTTGACACTGGCGGCCCTTTTTCTCAGCCAGCACCACAGATGTCCCCAGCAATGCCTGAGCTTGTTGACGCATCTCCAGACACGTTCGATCAAGTCATGAGATTGGTTGGCGCTATCGGCGGCAACAATATGCAGGGAGGCTTCCAAGGCAGGCCAGAGCTACTAGGCGGCTCTATTCCCAATATGGGTATGACCGCGCAGGATATGATGTCGCAGGGCAATGGCGGATTTAATGAGGATAACTTTGGAGCTTTGCCGGGGTTGCTAAAAATGCTTTCAACTTTTAAGTCAGTTTTTTAGAGGCAAGGCGTAACATGGCACTATTAGACGTTTTAGTAAATGCGCTGAACCCAAGGAATCAAGCAGCATCATCATTTGATTTTGTTAATGCGCCGTTTCCTAGTAGGCCACAGCCTGCTGCCCCAGCCCCACAGCCGATGCCGACTGCGGCACAATTGCAGCCGGTGACTGTTCCCTCTCGCCAATTGCAGATGGCTGATCCAGAGGTGCAGAGAATGATGGCGGCAATGAACGCGCCTGCACTGCAGTCTGTATCTGGCGGGCCAACATCTGGAAGGGGTGCGGTTCAGCAGGCTGGCCTTTTGTCTCGACTTGGCAGGGGTGCAATTGATTACTTGTCAGATCCAATTAACCGCAAGCAGTTGGCTATCGGGTTTAACGCCATGCGCCTTAACCCTGACGCCAACCTAGCACGGTCGCTGCAAGGTCAAATAGAAACTGAGCAAGGCATGAGGCTGCTTCGGACACAGGGCAACAGGACGGCTGAAGCACTAGAACGAAAAGCAGATCAGATTTCAAAAACGGATCCGCAAAGGGCGGCCCAACTACTAACCGCTGCAGAGTTTATTAGAAATAACCCAACAAATACTGAGGGCATTTCTGCCGCAGCGAATATGCTGTTTACCACATCTCAATATGCGCCAACGGTATCTGGTGTGCAAACAGACCCTAATACTGGCGAGCAATACGTTGTCATCACTGATAGAGATACTATGCAACCCAAGCGCATGACGGTTGCTGGAGCTACACAAATGACGCCTGCGGAAGAGGCGGCGCTTGCTACGCAAGAGGCCGTTAAATTGCAGGACATTAAGTTTGCCCAAGAAACTGGGCAGTCTGTAATGGGGCGAGCGGAGCAATTAAACGAGTCTATCCAAAAGTATTATTTGGCCCTTGATGCTTTGGATGAGGGTGCAGATTCTGGGGTATTCATGAATATGCTGCCCGCTCTTAATGCTGCAACCGCGCAGCTTCGATCTGTAGCTAATCAGCTAGGCATTGACGTTGTGAATTCTGCAACATTTGGCGCGCTAAGTGAGTCGGAGCTAAGGTTGGCACTATCTACCCAGCTTGATCTTAATTTGCCAGAGCCGGAGCTACGGAAACAGCTTGAGGCGCAAATTAGGGCAAAGGATAAGTTGCGGGCAGAGCTAATTAAAATGGCTCAGGGACTGACTAGCGGTGTTGGCTATTCTGACTACATCAAGAATTACCAATTTGTCCCAATGGCTCCGCCAGCGGGGGTGGCGCTTGACGATTGGAGACGGGCCAGCGCATCCCAGAAACGAGAGTTAATTAGCGCGGCGCAACAATAATGGCTAGATCAGTAGAAGAGATTATTGCAGAGATTCGGGCTGGGTCGCAGGCTGCTACCGCCCCCGTTGAATCTCAAAGATTTCGCACTGCACTGCAAGGAGCAACATACAATTTTGCAGATGAGATAGAGGCGGCTGTCCGTAGCGTCCTCCCAGAGTCTTTGGGTGGCGGCGAGTATGAGCAAATCCGTAACGAGTTGCGCCAGAAACTTTCTGCGTATAAAAAAGCCAACCCGGGCGAGGCTCTTAGTTATGAGCTTGCTGGCGCATTGGTTCCTGCGATCGGGATGATGGCTGTACCCGGTGGTCAGGCATTAGGCGGCGCAAGATTGGCTGCTGTCGCTGGGGCTGAGGGGCTTGGGTCTTACTTGGGAGAGGTTGAAGAACTTTCTGATGTAACGCCGAGTGGCGCAGCCCTTGCAACCGGAATTAGCGCCGTAGGTGGCCCATTAGCGCAAAAAACTTTATCTGCCGCTGGCGCTGGTGGCAGTCAGCTAATTAAGTATATTAGGGGAAAGTTTGGGGACGCACCAGCCACTGCGGCACAGGCAGAGTTAAGGAGACTCGCTGCGGCGACAGGGCAGACCGTTGATGAGGTTGTGCAAGATGTCATGGAAGGTAAGATCATGGCAGAAAACCGCACCCTGCAGGCTTCTGTCAGGGCGCTACGCAGCCAAGGCGGCGAGGCTGCCAAGCTAATCACAGAGCAATTACCTTTACGTCAGGCATCAACTAGGGCCGCTGCGATGGAGGGGATGCAAGAAGGATTAGCGCCCGGCACATCTGGTAACATTATTGCCGCTATGAAGGCGACGGATAGCGAGTTAGGCAAGTTAGAGAGAGATGCTTATAAAGCCGTCTTTGGCGGTGTGCCAACCGTAAGCACTCAGATAGCTAGAGAAATCGAGTCAATACTTGGTCGCTTCCCAGATGCTAGAAGGGCTTTAACAAGCATTTATAACAAGCGAAACACAGTGCCGCTTTGGAATGACGAGCGCAACATATTGCGTAGAGTGCCTAACCTAGAAGACGCAGAGATTGTTCGCAGGCTACTAGATGATGAGGCGTCAGTGCTTTTCCGTGGCGGCTCTGGTACGGAAGGTCAGGCGACGGCTGATGTGGCTAAGGCTTTGAGAGACGCGCTTGATAACGCTTATCCGGGTTTACGCTCAGTAAGGGCTGACGCAGCAACGCGTAGAATAATACGAGATCAGTTTGATGCAGGCCGTAAGGCTCTTGGCATGAATGTTGATGAATTAGAAGTTGCATTTGGTCAGGTTAAGGGTATGGGCGATGCAGCAGTACGCTCTTTTAGGGCTGGCGTTATGGACGGCATTAGAAATCGCGCCAGACGTTCTCCAGCACTTATGGGCAGGCTTGCTGATCCTGATCGCCAAGAAGGTGCTGCATTGCGGATTGTGTTTCCAGAAGAAAGCGCAGAGCAAATACAACGCCGTTTAGATGTGGCTGCGGGATCTCAGGAGCTTTACAACAAGGTTATGTTTAACTCAATGACGGCTCCAGAGCAGGCTGCAAAATCACTAATGGGGACGGGTGGCACAAGCCTTTTTGAGATGCGGCAGATGATGCAGATGGATCCAGCGGCATTAATCTCAGGGGTTGGTAAACTGATAGCCAGTGCGATGCCTCAGCTTTCCGAAAAAGACAGGCTTGACGTCGCTAGGGTTTTAATGTCCGAAGACCCTGACTTGGTTAGGAGGGCGCTTATTGATAATAGCCAGCTTGACGCCGTTCTAAACAAAGTACAACAAATTGTAAACGCAGCGGGTGCGGGCGCAAGAACGGGCGTTAGTCAGCAGACAGGCGGATTACTGGCAGAAGGTAACTATTAATGCTCAAGCCGATGACAGATCAAGAAATCGAATCAATCGCCAGAGAGGCGGTTATGGATTCGGTTGACTTTGTGGAATCTGAGATTGCTGAAGATCGAATAAAGGCGCAGCGATACTTTGACGGCGAGGTAGATATCGGCGAGGAAGAGGGCCGGTCTAAGGTGGTCGCCACTAAAGTGCGTGACACTATCCGGGCTATAAAGCCGTCTCTTATGCGCGTGTTTCTGTCTACGGACAAGCCCGTGGAGTATGTGCCAAGGGGGCCAGAAGACGTACAGGCTGCAGAGCAAGCCACCGAATATATGCACTACGTCTTCAATGAGCATAATGGCTACCGCGTTCTGAATGACGCATTCCACGATGCGCTGGTTAAAAAGTCAGGGATAGTTAAGGTCTATTGGGACAACTACCAAGAGCAAGAGACATACGACTTTGAAAACCTTAACGAGATGGAGTACCGAGTCATCACGATGGATGATGACGTTGAGGTAATTGAGTCCACAAAGCGCGTAGAGATGACCATTGATGAGATGGGCATGGAGATAGAGTCACCGTACTACGACCTCAAGATTGCGCGTTATAAAGATGTTGGCAAGATTTGCATTGAGTCGGTTCCCCCAGAAGAGTTCTTTGTTGATCGTAACGCCAGAAGCATAGATGAGGCGTATGCCGTCAGCCACCGCACAGAGATGCGTATTGGCGACTTAATCTCTATGGGGTATGACTATGAGGACGTTAAGGATCTGACCGGGCTTCAGCACTCAGACACATTCTCAGAGGTTGAGGAGTTTGAGCGTAGGGGCTACGAAGAGGACTACTCTGACGAGGACATTCAAGACCCATCAATGCGTCTTGTAGCCGTCACTGAGGTCTACATGAAGATAGACGTTACCGGAAGCGGCATACCCACGCTTCAGAAGGTGACCCTTGGCGGGGCTGCTTACAAGCTGCTGGATTACATGGCTTGCTCGCACATCCCGTTCGCTGTATTTGAAGTGGATCCAGAGCCTCATACGTTTTACGGGCGCTCTGTTGCTGATCTGATTATCAACGATCAAGACGCATCTACTGCAATGCTGCGTGGCGTCTTGGACAATGTTGCGCTGACGAATAGCCCTCGCATTGAGATCCTTGATGGCGCTGTCAACATAGATGACCTACTAAACAATGAAATTGGCGGGATCATTCGGGTTAAACAGCCCGGGGCGATACAGCCTCAAGCGGTTCCTTTTGTTGCGGGCCAGACACTTACCGCCCTTCAGTATCTCGACATGGAGATTGAGAACAAGACGGGTGTTACCAAGGCGTCTACCGGGCTATCACCTGACGCACTACAAAACGCAACCGCAGCCGCAGTTAATGCCACCGTTCAAGCGCAGGCCGGACAGATTGAGGTTATGGCGCGCAATCTTGCTGAAGGCGGTATGCGTAAGATGTTCACCCTAATGCTGAAGGTCATGCACGAAAATGTAGACGAACAGCAGATGATGCGTGTCGCTGGCGCTGAGTACGTTCCGGTAGATCCCAGATCGTGGAATGTCACGATGGATGTCACGGTTAATGTTGGCTTGGGAACTGGTAGAGAAGAACAAAAGCTGGCGGCGCTGATGCAGGCATTCCAAGTGCAATCACAGATCATGCAGGCATACGGGCCGGGTAACGGCATTGTCTCTCTGACTCAGATCCGCAATACCCTTGCAGATATTCTTGCGTTGAATGGCATCAGAAACAGTACGCGCTACTTCAACCCGATGAATCCGCAGATTGAGCAGCAGATGATGATGCAGCAACAGCAGGCCGCTCAACAACAAGGCCAGCAGGCTGACCCACAAGCGCAGGCGTACTTGCAGGCGGAGCAGGTGAAGGCGCAGGCCAAGGCTCAGACAGACATGGCTAAGATGCAGGCGCAGATGCAGAAGGATCAGTTTAAGCTGCAGCTTGATGCACAGAAGGCTGCTGCAGATGATGACCGCGCGCGTGATAAAATGGATCAGGATTTGCTGATTAGTGCTGCAGAGATTTTGGGCAAGTACGGCACTGCCGTAGATGTTGAGCGTATTAAGCAGATGCAGGCTGTGCCTAGATGAGCATAAAGGATCGTGCGACTGCTGTTAGGCGGTTGCAGCGCGATGACGGGTTTAATGGCCTAATCGCAGACATTAAAAAAGATCAGGGCGATATCTTTTTTAACCCGCACTCTTCATTTGAAGACCGGGAAGACGCGCACCAGATTATTAGGGCGCTTATGAAGATCGAAGATCGTATGGCCCAAATCCTACAGGATGAGGCGATCTACGATAAAAAACGCAAATGAGGACTCAGTACCGTGGATACGACTGAACTTGATAGCTTTGAAAGCGCCGTAGAAGGTTTACTAGCCCCGCAACCAGAAGCCCAAGAGGCGGAGGACGAGGCAGTTGAAGAGGACGAGGCCGAAGTAGAGGCTGAGTTTGAAGAAGTGGAGTCAGATGATGACTCCGAAGAAGAGGACGAATACGAAGACACTGATGAAGCGGAGGCTTCGGCCCCTGAGCTATACACCGTCAAGGTTGACGGCAAGGAAGAGCAGGTAAGCCTAGATGATCTCAAGCGAGGATACAGTGGTCAAAAGTATGTCCAGAAGGGTATGCAAGAAGCCGCCGCCATGCGTAAGCAGGTGGAGGAGGTGTACGCAAACCTTTTAAGTGAGCGCCAGCAGATTAGCAACCTGTTGCAACACGCACAGAGCGGTCTGCCACAAGCACCACAGGCTCCATCAAAAGAGCAGTTTAATAGCGACCCCATAGGATATATGGAAGCAAAGCTGCAGTACGATGAGGCTAAGGCGGAATATGACGGGCAAATCCAACAGCTACAGCAAGTGGCTCAACAACAAGGACAAGCCCAACAGGCCGCACAGCGCGCTTATTTAGAGCGTGAGATGGAAGCGTTAAAAACTTTAGTACCAGAGTTTGCCGAGCCGGACACAGCCGCTCAAGCCCGAGACCGTCTTGTGACGATGGGCCAAGAGTTTTACGGCTACGATCCGAATGAAATTGGTGCGGTGATGGATCATCGTGCAATCAGAGTATTGCATGACGCCATCAAGTACCAAGAGCTAATGCAAGGCAAGCAGAAGGCCGTTACCAAGGCGAAGCCAAAGGCGACTCGCACGGTTAAGGCCGGCGCTAAGAAAACGCGATCCAACGCAGACGCCGAGCGACAAACTCGACAAAAACTGAAGAAGAGCGGAAGCATTGATGACGCTCTATCACTAATCCTTAAATGAGGTAATTAATCATGGCACAGCCATCCAACACTTTTGACAGCTATGATGCTGTCGGCATCAGGGAAGACCTTTCCGATGTCATCCATGACGTATCCCCCGAAGATACGCCGTTTTACTCAGCCTGCGCTAAGGGTAAGGCTCGCAACACATACCATGAGTGGCAAACAGACGCACTGCGCTCATCAGCAGCCAACGCGCACATTGAAGGTGACGCAACTACTGCTGAAGCTCGCACTGCTACTAGCCGCTTGGGCAACTACACGCAAATCTTCAAGAATGCGGTAATCATCCCCGGCACTGATGAGGGTCTTGATAAGGCCGGGCGTGCTAAGGAAATGGCTTACCAAACTCTGAAGATTGCAAAAGAGCAGAAGCTGGACATTGAGAAGGCTTTGTTTGCTAACAACGCTCGCGTTGCTGGTAATAGCTCTACTGCCCGTGAGCTTGCTGGCCTTCCTTCATGGATCGTCACCAACATCGACGAGGCTGGTGACGCTACTGCGGCCACTGGTGACGGCACTGACGCCCGCACTGACGGTACTGCTGCGGCTTTCTCTCAGACCCGTTTTGACGGTGTAATGCAGTCAATCTGGGAGTCTGGCGGCAAGCCCGACACGGTGTACCTGACTGCGGCTCAGATGAATGTTGCCCTTGGCTTTGCCGGTAACAACAATCAGCGCAGCAACATCACCGCTGAAGCTGAAAAGGTCATCAAGCACATGAGCGTATACGTTACGCCTTGGGGTACGGTTAAGTTTGTACCTTCCCGGGAGCAGCGTGGCTCTGATGTCTTTATTGTTCAAGACGATATGTTTGCGGTTGGCGTACTGCGTCCGACCAAGAACGAAGCCTTGGCGAAAGACGGCGACTACGAGAAGCGTCAAGTTCTGACTGAGCTTACTTTGGTCAGCAAGAACGAGAAGGCTTCTGGTGCGGTTTACGACTGCAGCTAATCCTGATGGGGGCTTCGGCCCCCTTTTTCCATTGGAGGTAGCGTGAAGAAAAAAGAAACGTTCGTTGATCTTGATGGATCAAAGTTCGGCATACTTACGGAGTATGACAACACCCCATACTTGGAGCGAAATCAACAGTTGCGGTCTGCTGGTGTTGGTAAAGACGATGTGCTGTCTGATTCATGGTACGTCGGAGATATTCCCATGCACGTTCTCGCCCAGTGGATGAAGGAAGAACGAGTGTCATGGGAAGACCATGATGGGATGAAGAATCTGATTATCAAAAAGTTGAATGATCCAGACTTTAAAAAACTAAGGATTGTGGAGGGCAGGATATGAAAGTGGGATTTTCTTTGGCGTTGGTTGCGGTTCTAAGCGGTTGCGCCTCAAGCACCAGCCAATATTACGAAGCGGTACAGGCCGCAGCGCAGGCTAATGCAGCCGCATCTCAGGCAAAATATGACGCACTTGCTGCCATTGCATCCTCTGGTGACGGACAAGCTGCCAGCGCCGCTGTGATGGCTCTTGCGCTAACTCAGACGCCAACTATCACTCCGGTTCCACAACAGTCTCAGGCGTTACAGTGGGCATCTATTTTGGCGACCCCGGTTACTAGCTTGGGAATGATGTGGATGCAGGCAGACTCAGCAAAGACGATGGCTAAGTACAGCGCAGACGTTGATCTGGCCCGCATTTCTGCGGATGCCACCACCCAGCAGTCGCTATATGGGTCGTTCGTTAGCATGGGTGAGGTCGCAGGCAACATTGACTATACGCCATTCGTTAATGGCATGGTTGATCTTGGAACTGCTGGCATTAATGGCGCGGTAAATCTAGGCACTGCTGGTTTTGATTCCAACGTGGCCCTCGGCACGGCTGGGATTAACGGGGCTGTCACCTTGGGTACTGCTGGGTTTGACTCTAATGTAGCCCTCGGCACGGCTGGAATTGATGGCGCTGTAAATCTAGGAAATGCCGGAATTGATGGCGCTGTAAATCTAGGAAATGCCGGAATTGATGGCGCTGTAAATCTGGGCAACGCGGGTATTACTGGGATAACCAATGTAAGCACAACGGCATTCGGCACTTTGCTTTCGCTTGATGCTGGCAATAACGCGCTGATGGATGGCGTTTGGTCAGACTACACCACGGCGATCGCTGAGATCATGAAAAATGTCCCACAGTTGAAGTGTACGGTTGTCAATAATGCTGACGGCACTTCATCAGTAAACTGCACTCCATAACGGAAGAGCGTAATGAACCGTGAATCACTCAAAGACGAAGTTAATCGAGTCATTGCTGGTGTTAGGAGTGATATCCGCACTGCTGTTACCCGTGTTGATGGTTTTCTCTATACCGTTCGAGTAGATGTTAGAATACGTTACAAGAAGGCAAAGAAAGCCGTCAAAGAGATGTGGTATGAGGTATGGAGATAATGGATCAGGCGTTAATTAATACGATTATTTCCATCGCCGCAGGGGCGTATGCGCTATTGTTGAAAGGGATGTGGGACGCCGTGAAGCATTTAGATGAGCAAGTTGGAAAACTGGAAGTCTCTGTGGCTGGTGAATATCTCAAGCGGGAAGAATGGAAATCTGATATGCAGAGGCTTTTCGACAAGCTGGATGCGATTGAGGAAAAGCTAGACCGCAAGGCAGATAAGTGAAGGCGATATTTTTTAGCTTACTGTTGCTGACTTCCTGCACAGTAGTAACAAGCAACGATCCAGAATGGCAGTGGCCCCATGATTGACCTTCTAATTGGCCCCGTATCAGCCCTGCTGGATAAATTCATACCTGACGCTGATGAGCGTAATAGGCTTGCCCATGAAATCGCCACAATGTCTGAGCGACACGCGCATGAAATCTCAAAAGCGCAATTGGCGGTTAACCAAACAGAAGCCGCGCATAAGAGTTTATTTGTCGCAGGCTGGCGACCGGCTGTTGGCTGGGTTTGCGTTATGGGGATGGCTTGCAACTTTCTCGTTGCTCCTATCGGTAATCTTATTCTTCGCCTTAATGGATCTGATATTGAAGTGCCGCTAGTTGATCTTCAAACCATGATGCCTGTCCTCATGGGAATGCTCGGGCTTGGCGCAATGCGTACATACGAAAAGTCCAAAGGGGTGCAGAGAGAAAAATGACCTACTTTTCTGACGATGAATTGCGCTGCCAGTGTGGCTGCGGTCAGTTGAAGTTTTCCGATGATGTGCGCGACAAGCTGGATGTGTTGCGCGAACTGATGGGTATTCCTCTGCCGGTGACATCTGGATATAGATGCCCTGACCATCCTATTGAGGCTCGCAAAGAGTCTGGCCCGGGGGCGCACTCTACCGGGCTTGCTGTTGATATTGGGGTGCAGGGCAAAGACGCCCACAGGCTTATTGCCCTCGCTATGATGCACGACTGCCCAAGGATTGGTATTAATCAAAAGGGCAGCGGCAGGTTCATCCACCTTGATTGGGACTACACAAAACCCAACCCCACCATCTGGTCATACTAACCGTAGCTTTTTGCTACACATAACGCACACAAAGCTGTACACATCCACAAAACTGTGTATACTGACCTCTGTTGTTCATCACTACGGAGGTTGTTATGAACCCATTACCAGAAAGCAGTCACGATGCCGCCAAGGCAAAACTCAACGGAGCGAGGCAGTTAGTCGCTGAGATCGTTGACATCATTCAGGAATCAATTGAGCGAGATTCCGACTTTCAAAGAACCATAGACCGCGAGCGATCCCCGCAGCAGTGGCAGTATTTCGATGGCTTTTTAAGTGCCAGACGGCTGGATCTCGACCATGTTCAAAGTCTGCGTAACTTTCTTCGGGAGGAGTTGTCATGATTGCGATATGGATTGATTACGAGCCTGTTTCTGAGTATCAGCAGATTGTAGACGGCGCTCGCATCATTGACGTTGAAGAGCGTGGGTGCTGGGTGATGGCTGACCCTTCAGACATTGACGCTCAATATGACATCAATGGTGGTTGCTACATGGACGAGGCGTGGGGCCAGCGCATTTTGGTGGAAGAGGTTGAGTACACCGTCCACAAATGCACTTGGTTCAGCCACAAAATTCTGAACGCTGATGATGTTGTCGAGACGCTGGAGGAGATGTATGCCTGAGCTAGATCGGGAGTTGCAGGAGTATGTTGATTCATACTACAGGAACAGGCCGTTATTCGATGTGAGCGATTTTGTGCAGGGCTGGCATGACTGCAAGGAGGGAGAGCCAGCGACGGTAGAGAGCAGGGCGTATGTCGCCGGGTACGGTGCGCGCTATTGGTTTGAGCAAGAGCAAGATCGGAGGACGATGGTATGACAGATGGAGTGGTAAAGATTCACGGTCGGGAGTACAAGACCGTTGCGTTAAGGGTGGCGGAGTTCAAGGAGCAACATCCAGAGTGGTCTATTGTGACCGAGCTTGTATCCGCTGACGATGAGACTGTTGTTATGAAGGCGCTGGTGCTAGATGACTGCCAGCGAGTGAGAGGGACAGGCTATGCAGAGGAGAAAAGGTCGGCATCTAAGATCAACAAGACAAGTGCTATGGAAAACGCGGAAACGTCAGCAATTGGCAGAAGCCTCGCTGCGTGTGGTTTCGCGGGGACAGAGTTTGCTAGTGCAGATGAAGTCGCCAACGCCATTGCACAGCAGAACATCGACGAGCAGGTGAATGCTCAGATGGAACGCCTCTTGGCGCATAATAATGCCGTGAGGGAAAACTGGGACACTGTGTCCTACATGAAGTCTGCGTTTTTGGAAAAGGATGCGCTTGCATTCGCAGAGGCGTGGCTTGAGATTGAGAGCGATCAGGTTAAGGAGGCGCTGTATCTCGCTCCAAGCAAGGGTGGTGTTTTTACCACCGAAGAGAGAGCGTACCTACGCTCAGATGAAGTTAATTTAGCTAGAAAGGAAATAGTAAATGGATGAGTTAATCGGGGGGTTGTACCCTAAGAAGCGTGATGGTCAGCCTGACTTTGTTATCGGCAAGCTGTCAATCAACGTAGCGCAATTCCGAGAGTGGATGGCTGAGTATTTGAAAGCCAACCAAGGTTCTGAGTGGATCAACATTGATATGTTGGTCAGCAAGGCCGGAAAAGGCTATGCGAAATTAGACACATGGGAGCCTGATAAAAAGCAGGAGCCTGAGTCTTCCGAAGATATCCCGTTTTGAGGTGAAAAGCATGGATGTAGGTAAACGCATCCGGGAACTGCAAGATCAGCGCGGGGTTTCTACCCGCGCACTTGCCCGGATTATGGAGGCGCACCCGAATCAGGTTGTGCGCTGGAGGAATGCAAAGACCGTCAAGGTCAGCGTTGTGGAGGATTTTTGTGCAGCCCTAGAGGTAGAGTTGCCGGATTTCTTTAATGACCATGAGCCGCTATAGGAGGGGGCTATGTCAGCAAGAGATATTCTGGAGCGAGTCCAGAAGTATCGAAAGTCAAAGGAGGGTAGCTGGCTTGCAACTTGTCCAGCACATAATGATCTAAGCCCATCACTTTATATAACCGAGAAAGATGACGGCAGGGTGTTGATCCATTGCTACGCTGGCTGCGGCGCATTGGACGTTCTGGCGTCTCTGGGGCTTGATTGGGATACCCTGTACCCTGACACTACCCAGCACTTTAAATCGCCCAGAAGGCCGTCTGCGGAGTCTCTGGAGGACTTTGTGGTTGAGCTTGCAGAACACGCCAAAAAAACCGGACAATCGCTGTCCCGGGAAGATAAGGCGCGGTACGCCTTAGCACTAAAGCGCGGCGGCAAGCCAAACCAGTTTGTGGACAAAGTATTTAAGGGGGCGACAGGTGAAGTGGGTAAAGCACGATACTGATGCACATAGGGACGCAAAGCTGCGGAAGCTGATGCTGGACTATGGCATGGAGGGATATGGGCTGTACTGGTACTGCATTGAGCTAATAGCTGGTGACGTTAGCGCAGACAAGTACACCTTTGAGCTAGAGCATGACGCGCAGATAATCAGTCATGACACCGGGATCTCAATCACCAAGGTAAACGAGATCATGGCGAGGATGGTTGACTTACAACTCTTCGAAAGTGACTTGGGTGTAATTACATGCCTTAAAATTGCCAAAAGGCTAGACTCATCAATGACAAGCAACCCTGATATGCGTAAGCTAATCAGTAGGTTGCGGGACTTTGGTGAAGAAGACTCTACCAAAAGTCATGACCCTATCATGATGGAGTCATGCAAGAATAGATTAGATAAGAATAGAATAGAAAAGAAAGGAGCCAAATCTAGTCGATTTGTCCCGCCGTCAGTGGAGGAGGTTGAAGAGAAATGCAAGGCTAATGGATACCTGTTTGTAGACCCAGAGAGGTTCGTTAATTTCTATGCGTCGAAGGATTGGTATGTCGGGAAGAACAAGATGGTCAGTTGGCCTCATGCTCTAGGCAACTGGAATGCCAGCGAGAAGAAGCGTCAACGAGGCAAAGCAAATTCGGAGTACATGGTATGAATAGAATCCCCCGGAGGGAGGTTGAGGACTTTACGGACAAGGACTTGCAAGAGATTTACGCGCAGGTCGAGGAGCTTGACGTTGTTGGCATTGACGCATTTAAGGATGATTTCCTTGATAGCATTAGCATCAAGACAGAATCTTATGGTACGCCATTACCTTGGCCCAACACTGACGATAAATTGCGACTCCGCGATGGCGAGGTTTCCGTTTGGGCTGGCATCAATGGGCATAAGAAGACAACGCTACTCAGCCAGATCCTAGTCCACGCGGCGCAACACCACCCGGTAGGTTTGGCATCGTTTGAGATGCGCCTACAAGACACCGCAAAGATGATGTGCAAGCAGGCAGCGGCGGTTGACGTTGTTGCCCGGGAGTTCGCAGAGGATTTTGTTGAGTGGAGCCGGGGCAGAATCTGGTGGTATCGGGCTTTAGGTTCTGTGACGCCACTACAGGCGCTGGGTTGCGTTTCGGCGATGGCGAAGCGTGGGGTAAAGCTGGTGGCGCTAGATAATCTGCAATTCATGGGCGTGACAGATGACTCCGAGAGGGAGAGGCTGTTTTTCAATCAGCTAATTTCTTTGGCTGAGGCTCTGAAGATCCACATTGCTGTTGTCCACCATGTGAGAAAGCCGCAACAGGGCGGTGATGAGTATGTGCCAACCCGCTTTGACGTTAGGGGTGGCAGCACTATCACCGATCAAGCGCATCTGCTGTGCATTACATGGCACAACAAGATTAGGGCTACAGCAAAGCGCAAGATGGAAGACGGCTTTTCTTTGACCGAAAAAGAGGCTCTGCAAATTGCGGAGGGGGTTGACCAGCGGCTTATCGTGGCGAAGCAGCGACACCATAACTGGGAGGGGACGCTGGCGTTATTTGAGGGGCCGGGGCAGACCTTCAAGCGATCGGAGGGGGCAAACAACATTAGGGTTGATATACCAAGGAGGCAAAGATGAAATGGGAATCTGAGCAAGTCGGCGGCAGTCACTACAAGACCATGAAGATACAACCGCTGGAGTATGCGCTAGAAAATAATCTAGGCGTGTGTGAACACGCGGTGGTCAAGTATGTGTCCCGGTGGAAGACAAAGGGCGGCATACAGGATCTTGAGAAGGCGCGGCACTACATTGACATTTTGATTGAGCGGGAGTCGAAACGGTGCAGGTGAGGCTGAAGCGATCTGAGTTAGCTGTTGCGGAACAAGCCGCACGATTGCGATGGCAGCTTGCCCGGGCCAGCGGTGTTGAAAACAAAAAGGTTGATATTACACGAAGCGATCAGGATCTCGACCTGCTTGGTATTTGCTCTGAGATAGTTGTTTCTAAGGTTCTTGGGGTTGACTTCAATGCCAGTGCGCTAGGGATTGATTCTGGTAACGATATATTTGTTGACGCCGGTGAGAGCGAGCTTTGCATACAGGTGAAGGGGACGTTCACAAAAAAAGGGAACTTGTTATTTACTAATCACGAAAAATTTGCGTGGGACGCTGCGGTGCTGGTCTGCAAGACGGACTCAGATGACCGCTACGATATCGCCGGTTGCATTAGCAAAGAGAAAGCCCGTCAGGTTGTAGAGCGCCGAGATCTGGGGAAGGGGGAGGGGTATTTTATACCAAGGGAGAAGCTGTCTGGCATTGGTGATTTGATGGAGTTTATTGCAACGCGGAGGTTTGCATGAGTGAGTTTTGGCTGGTTAAAGACAAGATGCAGTTGCGCCAGCGCATTGAGTTCTTCCAGAAGTATCTGGAGAGTGAGTGGAATTGGGAGTATCCCGTTGAGTGGAAGGTCAAGCGATATAGCCCAAAAAGATCACTGTCTCAGAATGCGCTGTTTCATGTTTGGTGTCGGGAGATGTCTGACCACTTCAAGGAAAGGGGTGCAGATATCACTGAAGAAAGAATGAAAGAACTGATAAAATACAAGATATTAGGAACGGAGGACAGGAAGATAAACAACACCGTCATCCCGGGGCAGGTGCGGGAGACGAGCAACTTAGATCGGGGAGAGATGATGGACTTCATGGACAGGGTGAATGAGTGGGCTATGGATCATGGCTTATTTTTATCTTGTCCCCAAGACTCGGAGTACATGAAACTTAAAGGGGGGTAGAGTGGATCATCCGCTGCTGGAATTTTGTACAACAGAAAAACAAAAACAGATAATTGATCTCATCGAGGTGCAGGGTCTTTCTTATAGAGAGGTCGCCAATTTACTCAAGGTTAGCCGGGGGACTGTCGGTGACCACTTGAGGCTGGTCAGGGATAAGGCTGCGCGCAGGGGATACAGCCCGGATCATGGATGGAATCATCCGGTTCCTGATGGGCATAAGATCAAAGGTGTATCCACGTTCTATGATGAACAAGGCAACCCTGTCCGCCAGTGGGTCAAATCTCAGACCGATGAGAAAAGACAATTTGAGATATTGGTTGAGCGTATTGAGTCTGCACAGGAGGGGCTGGCTAGGTTCAAGCCAGTAGCAGCACCGAAGAGTGCGGATGAAGACCTGCTCACGCTTTTAACGATCACTGATTTCCATTTAGGCATGTATGCCTATGAAGCGGAAACGGGCGACGATTGGGATGTCCACATTGCCCGGGATGTTTTCCTCAACTCAATAAACGACATGATTAAGGCAGCGCCCAAATCAGGGACAGGGATTTTGTGCCAGCTAGGTGATTTCCTGCACTGGGATGGCATCTTGAATGTGACGCCTCAATCCGGTCATATCCTAGATGCCGACACTCGTTACGGCAAACTGGTTGAGCTTGCGATGTCGGTCATGGCTGAGGCGGTGATGATGATGTTGCGGCGATTCGATAAAGTCATCGTCGTTTCAGCGGAAGGCAATCATGATATTTCTGGAAGCATCTGGCTACGGAAGCACATAAAGCACCTGTTTGCGGATGAAGACAGGTTGCAGGTGATTGATAATGACTTCCCCTACTACGCTTATCTTCATGGAAAAACGATGCTGGGATTTCATCATGGTCATAAGGTGAAGCTGGCCCTGTTGCACAAGCTATTTGCCAGTGAGCCACGATTCCGCGAGATGTGGGGAGCCAGCACACATTGCTACATACACTCTGGACACTATCACCATGAAAGGGTTGTTGAGGATGGTGGCGCAATCGCAGAGCAGCATCCCACACTTGCGGGTCGGGACGCATACGCAGCGAGAGGCGGCTGGGTTTCTCAGAGAGGAGCGAAGGTTATTACATACCATAAGACTGGCGGGGAGATCGCCAGAATAACGGTGAGGCCGCGCATATGATCCCGGTGATTAAGATGCCAATGGGTAATGGAGACATTGCGATACTGACCTCCACTATCAGTGCAGCCATGCCAAACCGATCCGACTCATCGCTGACAGATGTTTACACCGACACCTTTACGGAAGGCATAACGGTTGATGTGCCATTGAGCGACTTCATTAAGGTCTGGCTGACCTGTTTGTGCTGCGAGCTAGAGGAGCTAGAGGGCGAGCTAGAGTACATAGTTGACCACAGTACGGAGCTTCACTGATGGCGATCAAGAGGGACGCTGCCGATATCTGGTTCAGCAAGGCGGTTAGGGCGAGGGACGGTAAGTGCCTGCATACTGGTCGAGAAGATGCCTTGGAATGCGCCCATATTTACGGCAGGCGATCTAAGGTCTTGCGGTGGAGCCTAGACAACGCGGTAACGTTGACCCATGCCAGCCACCGCTACTTCACGGAGAACCCAGTAGCTTTCCATGATTGGCTAGAGCAAACGCTGGGTGAGGGACATATGGCGATATTGCGTGAGAAGGCGCGGGGTCATATGAAGACTAACGAGGCGCTGCGGCGAGAGATAGCCAAGCACTACAGGGAAGAACTCAAGAAACTTGAGGCAGATCCCGACTACAAACTAATTTCATTTAATTAACAAAAAGGGGTGTACGCGAACACATATTAGTGTACTATCTGTCTTGTGGTATCAATTAACTAATACCTTGGAGGGTATGGATATGAGCAACTTATACGCTAAAGCTGAATCAAAGATCGCTGAGTTAGAGGCTAACATCGCTGGTTATCGCGCTGCAGGCGCAGACGAGGCAAAGGGCAAGGAGATGCACGAGCGTGTAGCAGCTATCTTTGATCGCATCGTTGAGGGTGACAAATCCGCTTTCGATGAACTGGCAGAGCAGGGTGACTACATTGAAGATCCAAGCTACCGTCTGGTTTCAGACCTTCCTGAGCTTGCCGCTCTTAAAGAGACGCTGACTCTTCCCCTTGCCAAAATCGGCAGCACTCGTTATTTGATCACCGATGACGATAAGGGTTTGATTTCACCCGCTGGCTATTGGGATGACGGTATCTTTGTTAAGAATGACGTATGGATTGAGACCAACAGGTTGCCCCGATACCTCGGCCCGGGTCTCTGCTACTACGAAGTAGCAAAAGTTTTGGACAAGGCCGCGTAAGCGGCCCGTACCTTGGAGGGTATGTTATGAGTCAGTTTTTCACTTGGTTAGAGCAGCGCATTAACGATTACGAGCAGGCGCGGGAACGCGGACTGAAAGCGTACAAGACGCGATGGAAAAAAGTTCTCGCCGAAGCGAACGACGGAGTCGAGCCGAAGGAATCCTCGAAGGGTCTTCACGCGCCCTTCGACGGTTACGTCCACACTTGGATCAAAGGCGACAACGAATTCGAGGCAACTTACCTCGCGGGTCAGTTTCTCCCTTGGTCGAGCGAACATGAGACGATGTCCGACGGAGCGTTCACCAATGACACTCGGATTCGTGACGTCCCCGTCGAGCGAGCCGAGAAATTCATGACCAGCTTCGCCGAGCTTTCAGACGAAGCTCGCGCCACTGTCGCGGTCTACACCGGCAGACCTTATGACTGCCAAAAGACCGGCGACCACTTGGTGTACGTCTACGTCTCGAAATGTCCTGCTGATCTCTGCTCTGCGATTGAAGACTTCCTCATGGGCGACCTGTACAAGCTCCAGCGTCTTGCCGAGGAGAAATCACAAGCTGAACGTGACGCGAGAGACGCGGCTCACCAGAACGGCGAAGACGCGCCCGAAGGCCGAGTCGATATCACCGGCACTGTGCTGTGCTTCAAGTGGCAAGGTAGCGACTATGGCGATGTGCTGAAGATGCTGGTGCAGGATGACCGTGGCTTCCGGGTGTGGGGCAGTGTGCCTGCCAGCTTAGATGACGCAGAGCGCGAGAGTCGCATCTCTTTTACCGCAACCGTGTCTCAGTCTGACCGTGATACCAAGTTTGGATTCTTCAAGCGCCCCGCCAAGGCCGTGGTGCTTGACGATGAATCTGCTGCAGCATGACTGAGGCAGAACACTATAGGGCAAAGTACAAGGCGTACCGCGCCCTATGTTTTTCTCTTATCACCCGGCTTGAGGATGATGAGCATTTAATGCGTGACTTGGTGCAGGAATTTCGTACACTAGAACAGTCACCAGAGTACAAAGACCAGAGGTGGATAGAACAGCATGGCATCCCATTCGACTGATCCAGTAAGCGACAAGCGCCTTGAGACGTTTGTTAGCGGAAAGTTTCATTGGAAGTCACTTCTGCCACATGAGCAGATGTCTCTGGCGGTTGAGGTAATGCGGCTGCGCTACCTGATGGGCAAGCAGTTTGAGTTCATTAGTGAGTCGCTGCATCATAAAGAAGCGGCCCGGGAGTACCGGGATTTAATATGTAAAACGTCCGACGGAGGGCAAGATGAAAGCGATAATGGATCTAATGAGGGATATGCCTGAGCATATAGTCTGGCTATTGGCTTCAATAGTCTTCGTTGTTGGCTTTGGCTATGCAGGTAATGGCGACTATGAGGAGGCTGTAAAAGCGCAAGAGGTTTACTGCGAGAACGTAACCAATGGCGCATGGCCTGACTACAAGGAGGCTGACTGCCAATGAGCTATGTTTCACCGTGGGATGACGAAGATACCCGTATCGCGCTGCAGGCTGCAACTCAGATGGCGGAGCGTTGGGGTGAGGATATGGCAATCATGTGGGATTTGTCTGTTATACCGTTGAGGGGAACGGATGAGCCTCCGCTGGAGATTGTGCGTTGCCCTGCCGCTTTAAAGAAGGTCGCCAATAGGCGATAATATAGAGACGAAGTTATCCAACCCATAGGTGGGATTTGTCGGCTTTACTCCGGCCCCTCCCTCCGGCGGTGAGGCGCAGCATCGTTTATAGATCAGATATGAAAGGGGCCATTATTTCATAGAGAGTAGTATCTGATCGTCTGCGTCACAAATTGGGGATTTTGATGCAACAGTTGCTGTCGATACAATGGTATCCGGTGGCTTTCGGTGAGATGCCAGACGCTGAGGGAACCTATCTCGTTGCATTTTCAGATGGATCGGTAGAAAGCTATCCTATGGATGAGAAGGATATACAGGATGGCGAGATACATTGCGGTAGCGCCGTAGGTGAGTGGTGGGCAGCTAGTCCCCCGCACCCAGAGCGGTCAGATTTTATGCTAGATATCAGCGAGTTGATTGAAGAGTGAACAGCAGAAAGGGCATTCCAAATCGTAACAAGCGGTTCCTGTTAAACAGGCTGCAGGATATGTATGGGGATGACTTCCACCCGATTATGCGTATGGCAGAGCAGGCCGTCAGGCTGCATGAGCGAGCAGAGACGGGCGATACCGCAGACATCAAGGCCAGTATTGACGCATGGGATAAGATCGCTGCGTACACTGAGCCTAAGCTAAAGGCCACCGAGATTGATCTAACCACCAGTGACGGCAGTATGTCGCCCACGGTAATTGAACTGATCCCCCGGCTGCCAGATGACCAATATAGCGACGATTGAGCTACCCCCGAAGCTGATAGAATTATTCAGTGGTGAAGCGCGCTATCGCTGCGCTTACGGAGGCCGTGGCTCAGGCAAAAGCCGATCGTTTGCAATCATGGCTTGTGTCAGGGGCTATATGTGGGGCCAAGAGGGGCGTTCTGGGCAGATACTATGCGCCCGGGAGTTCATGAACAGCCTCTCTGATAGCTCGTTTGAGGAGATTGCCGGGGCCATTAAGACCTACGATTGGCTGGCAGAGTATTATGAGGTTGGCGAGCGATACATCCGCTCCCGGGACGGCAACATTGAGTTCACCTTTGCGGGATTGCGTAGGAACCTAGACAGCATCAAGTCTAAGGCTCGCATTCTTCTTTGCTGGGTCGATGAGGCAGAAACAGTATCTTCTGTAGCGTGGGACAAACTAGACCCCACAATACGCGAGGAAGGCTCTGAGCTATGGGTATCGTGGAACCCGGAGAGTAACCTATCCGCTACGCATAAGCGGTTCCGGCAAGACCCGCCAGAGAGCAGCAAGATTGTGGAAATCAACTGGCGTGACAATCCGTACTTCCCCAAGGTGCTGGATCTAGTCCGGCGCAATGACTTTGAAAAGCGCCCAGACAACTACGATCATATCTGGGAGGGAGCGTTCCTGACCCACCATGAGGGTGCGTATTACTCGCTGGAGATGCGTGACGCTAACGCTCAGGGAAGGATCACAGCCGTACCGTATGAGACTATCTCGCCGGTTATCACCGCATGGGACTTGGGGATAGGCGATACGACGGCAATCTGGTTTGCCCAGATGATTGGCCCTGAGACACGCCTGATCGACCACTATGAGGCGTCCGGGGTCGGCCTAGATCATTACGTTAGGGTGTTGCAGCAAAAGGGCTACATATACGACCAGCATATCCTGCCGCATGACGTTAGGGTGAGGGAGCTAGGGTCGGGCAAGTCCCGGCTAGAGACGCTGCAGTCTCTCGGGCTGAACAACATTCAGATAGCGCCGCAGTTGAACGTAGATGATGGGATACAAGCGTCACGGTCGCTGTTGGCAACGTGCTGGTTTGATGCTGAGAAGTGCGCCCACGGTGTTGATGCGTTGCGGGCATATCACCGAGAGTATGATGATAACAACAGGGTGTGGAAGGGCAGGCCATCGCACGATTGGTCTAGTCACTCAGCAGACGCATTTAGATATCTCGCGGTGGGATACAAGAAAACATCCAACTGGGGTGATCCTATCCGCCGTAACCTACGCGGCATTGCTTGATGGTATAATGGGGGATGGGATTACTAGACGCTTTTGCCACCCTCGTTAGGGCTGGCTATCCAGAAGAGACGGCGCGGAAGATAGCTTCTGGTGAGCTGCCGATGGACACTGCCAGCCGTATGTCTCGCGCTGCCGATCAGGGGTTCAATGCCAAGCACTATCACGGCACCCGGGCGGATATACTAGAGTTCCAGCCTAGCACTGAAGGTGTGCAAGGCCCGGGCATCTATAGCTCATCAAACCCATCCGTTGCGTCAGGTTATCCGCAGGGCGGGCAAGGCACTTTGCGAGGCGGTGAGAATGTCATACCGATTATGCTGCGAGGCGGTGTTGACCACCTCAGTGACGTTGCTGATAGGTATCCATCAACAAGAATAAGTGATCTGCCTTCAATCTATCCGGCTTTACGGGAAGAGGGTATCACAGGGCTTGAGTCAGGCACTGACAGGGTGACATTTGACCCCCGCGACATCCGATCCTATTTCTCCGCTGCATTTGATCCTGACTACACTGGCCCAAACATTCTTGGGCTGTCGGAAGGCTCTAGCGGCGGGCCATCCCTTCTGGGTGCTGTTGCTAATACTGCGGTCGGCGCTGCTAACGCGACGGCAGACAAGCAAGAAGGCGGATATGAGGGACTCACCGACAAGATGGTTGACGCCCTCACAGACGCTATGGGTGGCACAGAAGATGCCCGAGATGTAGCAGAGTACATTTCAATGGGAATGGACTTCTTGCCCTTTGTGGGTGCCGCTAAGGGCATATCAGAGACTTATGACGCATACCGTAATGATGACGCACTAGGCGTAGGGTTGGGGCTGCTAGGTGCTGCTGCGGGGCTGTTCCCTGCTGGGCGTGGGTTATTTAACAGCGCAATGGGCATAACCGAGAAAGCGCCACCCGTAACAAGGGATACTGGGCTGTTGCAGCGTGTTGGTGACGTTGATGAGGTCAACGCCATGACGCTAGATGTAGAACCCGGAGTAACGCTGCTCCCATCACAAAGGATTAGCGCAGCTGACCTTGAGGGTCGAGGTTTTGTCTCTGGTATGTCAGACACCAGCCGAGGCGATCTGTCGCGCATTGTTATGATAAACGGGCAGCCGGTAGATGTTGTCCGGTTTGGCGGTCAGGACTACATGAGGCAGCCGTATAATGCCGAGAGGGGCATCTTGTGGGCATCTGACAAAGACGTGGTGTCTGGTCTGGTAAGCGGAGGAAAGTCCACTATGGAGCTGCCCGGTGTCTCTAGGTCGCCAATATACATTCCATACGGGATGGCGGGGGCAAGCACAGATTTTGCCACAATGACTGCGGACATAATGGTTCCGGTGGCTCGCCAGAACATGACAAAGGCGCAGAAGAAGTCCCTCGACAAGAGAATAAGGGAAGGCGCAGGCAATAAGCAAAACGAGAAGAAGCCGCAACCGGATTGGCCCGGTCTAGATAGTCCCAAGGCCGCTGAGTGGCTGGCAAACGCTGGCGGAGATCGCAAGGCTGTCACTAAGGCTATTGATGAGTTCCGAGATGAGGCAGGTATCAGCTTGTCACAAGCTAGGGCTGCGATTGTCGATGCCGAACAAATGAACCCGCGAGTTGGTAATCTAAGGCAGGCGGGCGTTATGGATCTGACCATCGCCCCGCAAGCAGGCCGCCACCCGTCATATAACACCGACATCATGGGCCAGTATCTTGGTCAATTTGGCGGGGATATCAACTTACTGGAAGATTTAAACCCGCTTTTCAGGGCATCTAAGCAGCCGTTTGTTGAAGAGATGCTGCGAAGGGGTCATGACCTCGGTGCGTTCACAAGGCCATCGCCAGTAGGTAAGGCTATGCAGGCTGGTCTGATTGGTCAGTTTGACCAAGCTACGCTAGATGCACTGATCAAGAAGGGAGCGATAACGCCGTAATATGTACGCCTTCTCTTCATCAGCTACGCAGTCGTGGTTCAGCATGGCTTCAAGTACGCCGTTATCCCAATCGCGCGGGCTGACAGAGATGGCCTCTATCCAATCTCGTGCATTCTGTGAGAGTGTTGATTCATTCATCCCTTCAGTATAGACGCTGAGGTATAATATGGCTACGCCAGCAAAGGGCAAGGCAAAAGTTAAAAAGACCGCATCTGGCAAGAAGGTCAGCTACGGGCAGAAGGGTGCAAGCGTGAAGCCCGGGACAAAGAAGGGCGACTCATACTGCGCCAGATCGGCTGGTCAGATGAAGAGCCACCCAAAGGCTGCAAAAGATCCAAACTCACCGCTGCGGCTGTCTCGTAAGCGGTGGAAATGTTCTGGTACTAAGTCAAGGAGCAAGTGATGCCAAAGGTAGGTGGAAAGCACTACGCATATACCAAGAAAGGTAAGGCCGCTGCAGCAAAGGCTAAGGCCAAGATGAAGAGGGCCAAGAAGCGTGGCAAGTAAGGGCTTGTACGCAAACATTCACGCCAAGCGCAAGCGCATTAAGGCTGGCTCTGGCGAGAAGATGCGGAAAGCTGGGTCGAAGGGTGCGCCAACGGCTAAGGCATTCAAGCAGTCAGCTAAGACTGCCAACAAGCGGAAGAAAAAGTAAATGGCACTGTCCAACTATACTGAGTTAAAGGCGTCGGTCGCTGACTATCTAAACCGTAGCGACCTAACCGCTGCCATACCAGACTTCATCTCTCTGACTGAGGCGAAGCTAAAGCGGCGCTACAAGGACTTCAGCCCACTCTCAGCGTCAAATGCCAACAACTGGATACTTACCAGCTATCCTGACGTTTATCTCTATGGCGCGCTATTGGAGGCGTCTCCGTACCTTGTAGAAGACGAGCGTGTAAACGTATGGGCGCAGCTATATGCAGCCGCTGTAGGTACGTTGCGGGGTACGGTAGGGAACGCGGATTTTGATGATTATGACGGCTTGAAGCTGGCTGTCGGAGATTGGCTTGCTCGGGCAGACCTTGATGGCGTTGTGCCGCAGTTGATTAAGCTGGGTGAGGCCAAGCTATTCCGCAAGTTTGATGGCATGACGGCGCTCTCGGCAAGCAACACCACGAACTGGATTCTGACGAATCACCCTGATCTGTATCTATACGCATCTCTCTCTGAGGCTTCGCCGTATCTTGGGCAAGATGATCGGTTACAGGTCTGGAGGACGCTATACGAGGCTGAGATCGGCAAGATTCGCAAGCCTAAGTCTGGTGTTAATCTGGATGACTATGACGGACTCAAGGCGGCGATAGCGGATTGGTTAGAGCGGTATGACCTAGACGATGCTATTCCTGACTTTATTCAGTTAGCTGAGGCTAGAATTAAGCGGCGGGTACGCGACATTACACCGCTGACGGCAGTAGAAACCACCAACTGGATGCTTACCAACCACCCGGATGTATACCTATTTGGGTCATTGGTAGAGGCTATTCCGTACATCGGCAATGATGAGCGTATTCCGTTATGGCAGGCGAAGTATGACGCTGCCTTGTTGGAGGTTAGACGCCCTGACGCGGATACCAGCTTAGATAATTACGCGGGTCTAAAGGCTGCTATTGCAGATTGGCTAAATCGCCCTGATATTGACGAAATAATCCCTGAGTTTATCCAGCTTGCAGAAGCTAGGATTAAGCGCCGTGTGCGGGATATTGACGCACTATCAGACAGCAACACCACTAACTGGGTTCTTACCAATCACCCTGACGTGTATCTGTTCGGGGCGCTCGCAGAAGCATCCCCGTATCTTGGGAATGATGAGCGCAGCGTACTGTGGCAGACAAAGTATGAGGCCGCATTTGCTGAGGTGCGAAGGCCGGACGCGGATTCTAATCTATCTAATTATGATGGCTTAAAGTTCGCCGTGTCAGATTGGTTAAATCGCCCGGATCTTGATGAGACGGTGCCAGAGTTCATACGGCTCGCTGAGGCTCGGCTGCAGCGGCGATTTAGAGATGTCACTACGCTGTCCACTGGCAACACAACGAACTGGATGCTAACTAACCATCCTGATGTTTATTTGCATGGCGCTTTGTCTGAGGCCGCGCCATACCTTGGTGATGACCAAAGGGTGCTGGTGTGGCAGGGCAAATATGAATCTGCGCTGCTTGAAGTTAGGCGACCAGATACGGATACGTCTCTTAATACCTATACCGGGCTGAAGTTTGCAATTTCTGATTGGTTAGATAGACCCGACTTGGATGATATAATACCTCAGTTTATTGAGATGGCTGAGGCTCAAATGAGTCGTGATATCCGCCATTTTGAAATGGAAAATCGGGCTACTGCTGAAGTTGATGGGCAGTACCTGCAGCGCCCTAGTGATTGGGTAGAGACGATACGCCTGCACATTACTTCTGGCGGAACCAGAAATTTACAACTGTTATCTGCTGCGGCAATGGCAGATAAGCGTCAGGGTGTTGAGAACGCTACCGGCGAGCCAAGATATTACCGTCATGCGGAGCGCGGATTTGAGGTCTTTCCGACCGCTGACGGCACATACGAGGTAGAGCTTTTGTATTACCAGAAGATACCTGCATTGAGCGGAAGCAATGCAGACAACTGGTTGCTACTAAGCCACCCAGATGTTTATTTGTATGGTGCGCTTCTTCATGCAGCGCCGTACATTAAAGATGACCAGAGAGCGGCAACATGGGCGCAGTTGTACAGCGCAGCGTTGGCTCGCGTAAATGAAAGTGGAGCCAGCGCCTCGCAGTCTGGCACAGGCTTACAGCTAAAAGTTAGGGGATTAGGATGAGCTTTTCAGACTACCTTGAGGACAAGGTTCTCAATCATGTATTTGGTGGGACTTCATATACTGCGCCGACTACCTTGTACGTTGGCGTTTTCACCAGCGCAGCCAGTGATACTGGCCCGGGTACTGAGGTTTCTGGGAACGGATATGCCCGTCAGTCTGTGGCGTTTACGGTGTCTGGCACATCCCCAACAACAGCCACTAGCAGCGCCGCAGTGGAGTTTCCAGAGGCAACTGGCTCTTGGGGTACAGTAACCTATGCTGGGGTTTTTGATGCCTCTTCTGCCGGGAATATGCTGGCATGGGCGGAGCTTACTGATCCTGCTGACTTTGTGACGGCGCTGCCGAAGACGATCAGTACGGGCGATATATTGCGTATTTCTGCTGGCAATCTGAAGGTGACATTAGGCTAATGAGTACGATTACTACTAGATCGGGTAAGGGTTCTCCACTCACGCACAATGAGGTTGACGCCAATTTCACCAATCTGAATACGGACAAGTATCAGTCTGGTGATGACGTTACGTTTGGGTCGTTCACCTCCACAGGCATCGACGATAACGCCACAAGCACAAAGCTGACCGTTAGCGATACAGGCATTGATGTCACGGGTACTGCTTTAGCGCACGAAATTGAAATAGGTGACGGCTCTGCTGGGGGAACGTCAGAAATATTATTTAGCGACAATGTTAGTGCGCGTGGCAAGATACTGTACGACCATAGTAGTAACCCTGAGACAATGCTGTTGCAGACTACTGGTACAACTGCAATATCCATTGATAACGCTCAGAACGTAAGTATTCCGAACGGCAATGTTGGTATTGGGAATACGGAAACGTTTCAAACAGGTCAAAGTTTATCTGTTGGTGCTGGATCTTCTAATAGCGGCGTAACTATTTACTCAGGCACTGCAAGCCAAGGGCGTATTTATTTCGGAGATACGACAACAGGCGCTGGTCAGAGGGCTGGTCAGCTTTACTACGACCACAGCAATGACAGTATGTTTATAGCTACCGGAGGAGATAATCCAAGGGTAACTGTAAATTCCAGCGGCAATGTTGGTATTGGCACTACGAGTCCTGCTGGTAATTTCCACATCAATTCAGCGTCCGACACATATTTGTATATTGGTACTAGTAATGCAACTGCGGATGCAAGGATACAATTTAGAAACTCTGCGGGAACTGACGCAGGTGGGCTGTGGTATGCAACAAGCGGCAATAGTATGCGGTTCAGAACAAACTCTGCCGAACGTATGCGTATCGACTCTAGTGGCAACGTTGGTATTGGCACTGACAGTCCTCAACGTGTTCTTGTTTTAAGTAAAAGCGACAGTACGGGTGTTCAAACTCAGTATACAAATAGCACTACTGGTGTTGGCGCCAGCAATGGTTTCACTGTAGGCATAGATGGCTCAGAAAATGCAGAGTTATGGAATTTCCAAAACACTGACATGTTGTTTAGCACCAACGGCACAGAACGTATGCGTATTGATAGCTCTGGTAGCGTAGGCATTGGCACTTCTTCTCCAAATGCCAATGCTAAGTTTGAAGTAGTTTCTACAAACGCAGGGGCTGTTACAAATGTAATTCAACTTCGAAATGGAGATGCAACTGCTGGCTCAGGGGCAAAGCTACAGTTTTTAAACAGCACTGTTAATTATGCTACCGCAGGAACAAGTGAAATTACAGGAGTAAGATATAGCGGAAATTATAGCGCCTTAACATTTACCACTTATGGCCCAACGTCTTTAGTAGAGCGTATGCGGATTGATGGCGTTGGCAACGTCATTATCAAGCCATCAGGAAAGTTTTATCTGGAATCATCTTCTGGATTCAGCCCATTTTTGTCTGAAGCATCTAATGCGCTAACGGTTAGTACCAACAGCACAGAACGTATGCGTATCGACGCCAGCGGCAACGTTGGTATTGGTACGGATAGTCCCGGTTACCCGTTAGATGTTGTAGGTTCTATGAGAATCCGCCACGCTGGTAGTGATGATTTTGCAACCATAAGAGGGCCGGGCAACAGAAGTCTTAGAATTGATATAGACCCGAACAGCGACCTAGATTCATTTGTTGTTAGAGATCTTAGAGATGGATCAGAACGTTTTACGGTACAAGCTGGCGGCAGAGTTGGTATTGGCACTACGAGTCCCACTGCCCTTTTAACTCTTTCTTCTTCCTCAAATACAGAAATAAACATCATTGATGGGACAAGGACTTCAAAGATATTTACCCAGAACGGTGGTCGAGACTTACAAATACAAGCCAATCAAGACCTTATTATCAATGCTTCTGGTGGTACTAACGTTGGTATTGGTACGAATAGTCCTAGCCGCGATCTTCAAATCGGAACGCCCGGAAGCAGTGCCACGGCTGATATTTCTTTGCAAACAACCACCACTGGTACTGCTTCTATTTATATGGGAGATGGTACAGGTGTAGGTGAATACGCAGGCTTAATACGTTATTCAAACAATGATAACTCTTTGCGGCTTTGGACAAGTTCAGCAGAACGTATGCGTATCGACTCCAGCGGCAACTTGCTGGTTGGGACTACTTCTGCGAACGCACTGATTACGGCAGACAATGCCTCAAATACAGGCAATACTCTTCTCAGCTTAAAGGATTCAGGTGGAACGGG